GGCCAGGTCAGCTCCAGCCGCCCGCGCTCGATCTCGCTGGTCTGCACCACATCGCCATGGGCGACGGCGGCGGGCTCCCAGAGGATCGTATCCCCGCCGCTGCCCGTGCTGGTCCAGGCCTCCGCCCGGCTGGTGAAGCGCCAGATCTGATCGCCTTCCACGAACTGGTAGAGAAAGTAGGGGCGGCCCTCGGTTGGGGAAGACTCGATGGCGGTGTAGGTCATGAGGCGGCCTCAGCAGTTGTGGGCGGGGGGCGGCGCTCACCAATTTGTAGGGTGGCACTGGGGCTGCTGCCAGGTCTTGATGGCGAGCGCGAAGAGCCCTAGCGGACGGTCAGCCCGACTCGGATGCTGCGCGCGTGCAGCGGGCCGCTTCCAGATCTGCCCAGCGTTCGTGTTAGGCGCACTATGTGGTCCCTTTGATTGACACCCTGTCCGCAGAGTGCCTCTATCCTTACATTGAATGTGCATTTCGGGGGCCAGGATGTTCGGTATCTTCAAGAGGCTTTTCGGCGACAAGAAGCCCACTGGCGGCGGAAAGGATCGCGCGATTGCGCGAGTGTCTGAGCAGTTCGGTGGAGACAGAGAGCGCTCGTCCGGTAAAAACCCCTTCGAGGACATGGAGCGCGGGGCCAGGGAGAGTCTGGAAACGATGTCGGTTCAGATGCCCGGGGACAACTACTTCAAGCTGCTCGAGGCATTGCAGAACGCTATTGCGGACAGGAGATACAAGGACGCGGCGGATGCGGCCCACAAGAGCATCGCGCCCATCCGAAAATGGCTGAAGGATCCGCGGGGAGACGGGGAACGATTGCAGCTCCGAATTCCTGCGCTCCAGCAGGGCGGGACTATGATGGCCATCACCGGAGACCGGAGAGGTCTCGAGAAGATCAGCGATCTCGTGAATGAATTCGAACATCTCGAGGCGTACAGGCCCGACGCGGTGAAACATCTCGAAGCTATCGAGCTCTTTGAGCGTATCCGGCAGGTAGTCACGTCGAGGCCGGGCGTTCTTCAGAATAAGATGAAGGCGGAACTTGGCGAAGAGGATGGCCGTCACGTAAGCAATCTGATTTCCTGGCTCGAGAAAGGTGGAGAGATCACACGAGCGAAGAGCGGCAAGACCTACGCGCTTTACATGGCCGGGATGGAGATGAGCGAGGAAGATGCTTCGGCGATCTATACTGAGCCACCGCGGCCGTGCTCTCACCAGAAGGAGGGACGGGCTGTGCGGGCAAGCGAGCTGGACCTCGACGCGCTCGACCTGGTTCCTCTCCCACCATCTCCGGTCACTTGGTCTAGTGCCGTGGAACTCCCGACAACTTCGGAAACGTTCTCTGATCCGGATGGCACCTGGCGCGATCTCACGGTCGAAGCCATAGCACCGCCGGACCGGCCGGATCCCTCTTTTCGTAAGCATTTCACGACCCGTGACGGCGTTCTCTCCTTTGATGATCTCGCGAAGTCTAAAGAGAGCCGAGGTGCTGCGGGAGCGGTCATGTTCACGCCGGAGGCGGGAGGAAAGCCAACCTTCCGCAGTCTGAAAAGACCGCCATATGTCCTGGATGTCCATCCAGTCGGGAAGGGCTTCGCCACGAGGTCGAAGGCGAACATCTTGACGGTCTACGACGAGAAACTCGAGGTTGATTTTGAGACAGACCTCTCTGCCACGCCCGAAGTCGAAGCGAACCGGAAACGATTTGACCTTGATGGGGCCGGGGCGGCTGCGTTGCTCTGGGGTGAAGCGCACCTGGCTCTGAATTGCATCGCCCTGAGTCCTGAGCGCAATCATTATCTCTACACCCATGTCGACGAGGCTTGGTGCATTGATCGGAATGGGGAGAGGCTTTGGGGGATCCGGATGCCTGCGAGGCCAGTGGAGACCTACAGCCAGACCATCGACGGAGGCGGCATCGGCCATCACTTCGGGACGGCCTCGGACATCGATCAGGCCCTCGACGAAATGGACCTCCGGATGCCGGTCACGCCAGATGAGATTCGTCAGCGATACAGGGCGCTGGTGCGGCAACTTCACCCGGACATCAATCCTGGAAGCGACGACCGCATGAAGGCTGTGAATGCGGCCTACGAAACCCTGATCGGAGCCAATCACGATGATCTTCGGGGAAAGGGGCACGCGGATGACCTCCTACGCTTTTCCGCCACGATCACCTTCACGTTCGGCGGCGGACCCGACAGGATCCAAGCAGCTGCTTTCTCGGGAAGGGGCGACACCGTACTGCTGGGGACATACCAGGGCCGCGTTCTGCGTATCGACCGGACCGGCCGACCCATCGCGCTTTATGACGTCGGCTCGGCACCTGTTCGGATTTTGGAAACGGACAACTACCTCTACATACAGACATTCACTCGGCTCTACGTTCTTGACGGCGACCGTCTCGTGGGCCTTCAGGACTGCACGACGAAGTGTGACTTGCTGGTGGACGAGGGAATGGTTCTTCTGGTCGAGAACAAGGGGGTCCGCGTGTTATCCGAAACCGGCCGTGCCCTGGGTACGGCTCTGACCAAGGCGCCGATCCGACGCGCCGGTATCGAGAACGGCGTGCTCGTGATAGAGACGCGAACGCACCAGGGCCGGTTCAGCGGCCTCAGGCGATAATCCCCGATCAATGCGCCAGCAGGGCCCGGCCTTGCGAGTAGGCAAGCGCGACCATCTCCACTGATTTCGCAAGCTACAGACAAGACGGAGGCCCGCTTCCTGCGCATCGCCAACGCTCAGGATTGCCTGTGCTGCACTTGCAGCAGATGTCCTGACGCACAGGATCGCAAACATGATCACGGCGCATCCTCCCGTATCCGTCTTCACTCTGGCACCTCCACCACCGGCAGGGTCACTTCGCTCTCCACGGCCCTGTGCCGGATCTCCACCCGGTCGGCATCGGCGCGCACCGCTGTCAGGAAATGCACCTTCGTGCCCAGCGGAACCGGCTCGCCGAGGTTCGACGAGAGCATCAGTTGGTGGTCCGCGCCATCCTCGACAGCATCGGTAATGGTTCGGAACCGGAGCGCGCCGGGCATTTCGAACAGGATCCGCCGATCGACATAGGTAGCGAGCGGGGCCACCGGCGACACGCGCATCAGCACCGAGCCTTGGGTCATCGCCCCGCGCAGCTGCAACTCATGGCCCCAGCTCGGCAGCCAGAAGCTGGCCTGACGTCCCCGCAGGGACCAGAGCCAGCGCCGAAGATCATGTCGTGCTGCCGGCCCGCGTGCCTTCAGCGTGAGCGCCTCGCCGCGCTCGAAGACGTCGCGCATCGGCTCTACCAAGACCGGGCCGAAGCCGTTGTCGACATACTCGACCGCCCGGTGCAGCCTCGTGGAGAGGGGGCGGCGCACCACACTCGGGTCGGTCTGCACCGGGCGGCCGAGATAGGTCGGCAGCGCCGGGGCCGCGATGTCCGGCGCATCGCGCAGCAGGAAGTTGGCGGTGACCGTGCCATCGCCCTGACGGCGGCGGGCGATCTCGACCGCCGAGGTCAGCACGCCCGCGCGGACAGGGAGGATGGTGATACGGCGTGCCGCCACCGCCAGCGCCGGAAGCTTCTGGTCCAGCGGCTCGGACAGGATCAGCCGGCCCGTCTCGACTGTGTCGATTGCCACCTGCGCCGTCTCGCCGCCGTCCACCGCAATGGCGGCAAGACCTCCGCCCCGGAAGTCCGATACCGTCGTGTCGATCAGGATCTCGGTTGCGCCCTGCGCCAGATCGGCGTCCGGCTGCAGCGCCAGATGCCAGAGCGGCACCAGCCACTCCCCCGCAAACCCGGCCCGCGCCAGCTCGGCCGCCCGCGCCATGCCGAGTGCATCCAGCCTGTGCCGGACCGTGACGATCTCGCGCGGGCGGGGCCGCAGCGCGATGCGCTGCTCGCCCGCGCGCGATGGCAGCACATCGGTGCGCCATTCCAGTACCTCGGTGATCTCCTGCGCTGCCGGGAAGGGCCAGAGCGGCAGCGAGCCTTCCTGCTCAGGCATTGAGCGTGCCTCGGTTGCGGCGGATGACGTTCAGGATCGCCCGCTCGCCCGAGGGGGTGGCGAGATAATCCCCCACAACCGAAGGGTCGAGCACGTTGATGATGCGCGTCGACATGTCCTGCGCAGGCTGTGTGGCTCCGGCCCCACCGTTCATCTCCACCCCGAGCCGCCCGTCACGCCCACGCCGCAGCGGCAGGATCGCCTCGGGCCCGGCCTCGCCCATCAGCCCGATGCCCCGCGCGAAGGGAAACACCGTCGGCCGGTTGACCACGCCGCCACGCGCGAAGGCGGTGAGCTCCTGCCCACCGGCGAAGACGCCGCCCCGCGCGAAGCCGAAGAGGCCGGCGAACAACCCGCCACCCCCACCCATGCCGGAGAAGGCGTTGATCAGCGCGTTCTCGATCGGCTTGAACGCCAGATCGATCAGCCGGTTGGCGAGGTTCTGGGCGATGCGCGAGATCGCACTGGCAAAGGTCTCCCAGGTGAACTCGCCGGACTTCAGCGCCTCCTTGATCGGGCCGACGATGTCCTGCGCCAGACCTTGCGCGATCTCGCGCGAGCGCTCCTGTGCGGAACGCACCGCGTCGGCGGTCGCCTCCCAGGCACCCCGTGCCGTCTCGGCCCCCTCGCGCAACGCCTGACCGGCACCGCGACCGGCGCTGCCTGCGCGGCCCGCCGCCTCGCCGGTGGCGTCGAGCGTATCCTCCAGCTCCGCGGCTGCGAGCGCCGCGCCGGTGAGCGCAGTCTCGGCTTCCGCGCCGCTTGCTGCGATGGCCTCGCGCAGGGCCGCCACGGACTCGAGCGGCGCGGTTGCTGCCTCGACCACGCCGGACATTGTCGCGCGCAGGGCCTCGGCCTGGCCGCGGGCCTCTGTGGCATAGTCGGTGAGCCCCAAATCCGGCATCGCAATGGGCTCGGCTGTGAACGCCGCCTGGAACGCCGCCCGGGCCTCGGCCCCGGCCTCAGCCGCCGATCCCGCGAAGGGGTTGTCGATCCGGCCCAGTTCCAGATTGCCGATCAGCGAGACCCGCCGCTCAACGCCCAGCGCTTCCAGCCCGGTGTTGATCCCCTCGAGGAAGCCATTGATCCGCTGGCCAACGCCATTCAGCATCGCCTCGACGCCCGCGATCAACGCGTTCGCCGCCTGGAATGCGAAATCTCCAATGGCACCCGGCAGCGCGCCCCAGAGCACCTTGATCGCGTCCAGCGCCCCCTGGAAGGTGTTCAGCGCGGCATTGCCGAAGCCAACCACCGCTTCCAGAGATGTTTGCAACGCTTCTGCGATGGCCACCTTGATATCGGCCCACTTGGCCATGATCGCCAATCCCATGGCGGCGGCGCCCAGCTTCATCCGCTCCCAGACCTCGCGCGCGAGATCGCCCAGCAGCGAGAGCGCGTTGCCAAACCCGCCAGCCCCGCGCACCAGCCGTCCGAACCAGTGGATCAGTTCCCCGGCGGCCACGATCAGGCCGATGAACGGCAGACGCAGCAGCGCCCCGCGCAGGATGACCAGCGCCATGGCGAGGCCACGGACCGAGGCGGCGGCAGCGATCTTGGCCGCCACGAAGCGCCCGGCCATCAGCGTAGCGATCCCGGTGGCGTAAGCGGTCAGCCGCCCGAGATTGTCGAAGAGCCCGCGAATGGCGACGCCCAGCGGGCCGGTGGTGCGTGCGGCAGCGGCCATGGCATCTGCGACCGCCTCCAGCGCCGGCGCCGCAGCCACGGCGAGCTGGTTCGACAGGCCACGCCAGATCAGGCCCAGCCGCGAGATTGCATCGTTGGTGCGTTCGATCTGCGCGGCGTCCTGGTCGGAGACCACCACGCCGAAGTCGCGCACGTCCTGCGTCGCCTGGCGCAGCGTGGCCGTATCGATGCGGGTGAACACGAGCCCGGCACGGTCGCCAAAGAGCTGCGAGGCGACCGCCGCGCGTTCGGCCTCGGGCACGAACTCCGCCAGCCGGTCCTGAATGAGCGCGATGCGCTGATCGAGCGGTAGCGCCTGCAGCTCGGCCGCCGACAAACGAAGACGATCAAGCGCATCCGCCGCGGGGCCCGTCCCGGCGGCGGCCTGGCTCAGCCGCCGCGTCAACTGCATCGCGGCCTGTTCGACCTGGCCCATGGAGACACCGGCCAGATCGCCCGCGCGCTCGAGCACCTGGATGCTTTCCACCGTGGTGTCCAATGAGGCCGCGAGCTTGGCCTGCGCATCGACCGTCTGCAGGCCCGACCGGATCATCGCCGTCGCCGCTGCCGCGATCGCCGCCGCTGCAGCGGCCATGGCCACACGGGCACGCCGCGCGAAGGTCGCAAGCCGGGCATTTGCGGCCTCCATCTCGCGCGACAGACGGCCAAAGCCGCGCTTGCCCGCTTCGCCCACACCCTCCAGTTCGGCCTTCACCTGTCGGCCGCCTGTTGCGGAGAGGCGCACGCTGACGCGTTTTTCGGTCATGGGGTATTCCTTACGGGGCTACGCCATTGACACATGCGCCATTGACGCACATATGGAGCCATGAGCATTGTCACCGTCGTCGAGACACCGGAGTTCCAGCGCCGCGCGCGCAGCCTCCTGTCGGAGAAGAGGACAAGATGAGCGACGCATTCACGAGCATCGAGAAAGGCCTGAAGGAAGCGCTTGCCCATGCAAGGGGCGAGGCACAGGCCACGGTCCATGAGATCGAACTGCCCGAGCCAGATGTGCGGGCGATCCGGGCGCGCACCGGGCTCTCGCAGACCGAGTTCGCCCGCAGCATCGGGGTGAAGAAGGGCACGCTCCTGAACTGGGAGCAGCGCCGCCGCAGCCCCGAAGGGCCGGCGCGGGTTCTGCTCGCGCTGATCGACAAGGATCCGAAGATCGTCCTGCGCACGCTGGCCGGTTGATCAGCGCCTCATCCATTCTGCCTTTCTGCCTCCCCGTCCATCTGCGCGTTGAGATGCCGCGCCATCACCGCCTCGATCACCGGCAGGAACTCGGCAGCGGAGCGGGGATCGACCCCGAGAGCCTCCGCCATGGCCAGCGCCGCGCTCATATCCCAGCCCAGCACCACGCCGGGCACCGCCCTGATCTGGCCACTCAGTCGTCCGGTCAGATCCCAGACTTGCCAGCCTTCCAGCGTGCGCGGGGCGTTCAGGACTTGCGGGCAGTCTTTGCAGCTTTGCGTGCACGCGGCGCAGTAGCCTTCGCCCCCGCCATAGACCCAGTCGGCGAAGGCGCGGAGGCGTTTTTTTCCGCTTCCAGCTCCAGACCCTTCGCGACATAGCCCATCTGGAAGCGCTCGAAGATCGGCCAGATGTCGAGAAGCGCCGCGATCCCCTCGGGCGTCACGGGCGCGGGGTTGCCCTCCGCATCGCCCACGCCCTCCCAATCGAGGATCGCGCGTTCGGCCAGCACCTTGCCGAAGACTACGGCGATCTCGTCGTCGCTGGTACCCTCGGGCAGATCGCGCACAGCGGGGTCGCTGCGTGCGGCCACCATCAGCGCGGTGGTCAGCGGTTCGACCCGGACGCGGACGCCGAGGCCAAGGTCAAGCCAGTAGGGCTCGCGAGCAAGGTTCAGGCGCAGCATGATCAGTATTCCTCGACAGAGTTGATGAGTGTGACGGTGCACATCCGCCCCAGCGTGGCGTCCCGCGCGGCCTGCCAGTCGAAGGTGGCCTGTACCCCCTGCGGCCCCGCGATCTCGATGCGCGGGCGGGGCAGATAGACGGCGTGTGCGGTCAGCGTCAGGCTTTCGCCGGAGGGCAGCGTGTAGGCGAAACTCATCTCGCAGGACCCGCCGTTGATCGCCTGGTCCACCAGCATCTGGTCGGCGAAGCGGACCTCGATCCGCCCGGTCAGGGCGGCGATGGACGGGTCGGCGCCGTCGATGCGCCCGTCCGAGCGGATGGTCTCCACCCGGTCGAGATTGTTGGCATAGGTGATCTCGGCCGAGACGATGTTGCCCAGCGCGGTGCCGTTGCGCGTGATCGCGCCGTTAAAATGACCGAAGCGCTGCAGGGCGAGTTCAGTGAGCGTGCCGGCGGCAGACGCCGCAGCAGTGCTTTCGCCCTGCGCCACGAGGCTGGCGGTCGCGGTCAGAAGGCCTGAGCGCTGCATCTGCCAGTTCAGCGTGTCGAGCACGCAGCCCGAATACATCGCGAACCGCGGCACCTCGGGCATGCCAGTTTCGATGGACATCGACGGCAAAACCCACGCGCCCGAACGAAACTCGTGGGTGTAGGGATCGGTGCCGGTGGTGACAGGCTGGCCGAACGCCGCCTTCAGCCAGACCCCGAAGCCCTGCGCGTCGATGGGCACGACCACATTGCCGTCCGCCGTCACTGCGTCCTTGATCGGCGGCAGCGGATCGCGGCCGTAGCCGAGCAGCTCCGAGTTCAGCAGCGGCTGCTCCGCCCCCAGCGTTGCGCTGGCAAAGGGCATCCGCACAAAACCGCTCGCGGGCGGCGTGCCATAGGTTGTCTCGAACGCAAGCGCCATCTGCGCCCGCGCGCCTTGCGCACGTGCCATGGGGGTCTCCTCAGTTTCTTGGGGGCGGGTCAGGCCAGGGGGTCGGCCGTGGTGAAATGTAGCACCACCGAGATCACGGCCGCTTTCAGACTGGCCGCGCCCTCGACGGGTAGATCGACCGGACGCGGTGCTTCTGCTTCAACCCAGTCGCAAAGCCCGCCCAGAGTGCGATCGGTGGCAAGCGCCGCGCCAATGCTGGCGCAGAGGGCATCAAAAGCCGCATCGCGCGCCACACCCTGCACGACCGCCTCGATCTCGGCGCGGTGCTGGTAGTGGTAGCGCAGCGGCGACAGCGTGACCTCAGGCTCCCCCGGCTCGCCGTCGCGCAAGATCAGCAGCCCCTCTGTGGGCACGCGCTCGGGCAGCGCCTCACCGCGCAGGGCGGTAGCGGGCAGCGCCGAGAGCCGCGCGTGCAGCGCGGTGAGGATGGTTTCGCGGGGGGTGGGCATGGTGATCCCGGTTCTCCGGGACCGACCCGGTTTCAATGATTCGTATCGCTCCTCAGGGCTGGCAGGTTCGCCAGCCGTCGCGGCAGGTCGGATCGGCCGTGCAGGAAATCGATGATGATCACCTGGTCGGCATCCTCGATGAAGACGACGAAATGCTGGGCCGCGCGCGCGAACCGCAGATCCTCGGGCAAGTTCGGGTCGATGAGCCGCCGACAGTCCTTTGACAAGGCGGTGCCTGCGGCGATGTCGCGGCACACGGCGATCAGGTCTTCCTCATAGGCCGCCGCCTGTCGTGGCCCGAAGGTCTTGACCGTCCAGCGCGCAATGTCGATGAGCGAGGCTTCCGCGCCTCGTGTCAGGCGCCACGGTTTAAGCATCAGGACCCTTCGCGTGCAGCCGTAAAGGCGCGACGGATGGCGTCCTCGCCGGAACCCTCGGCAAGATCGCCCCTGCGCGCCTCCTCGAGGCCGGATTGCAGCCGGGTCCGCAACTCGCCCAGCTCGCTTTCCTCGCGTTCGAGCAGCCGCAGGCCCGCCCGCAGGGCTTCCGAAGCATTCTGATAGCGCCCCGATGCAACCAGCCGGTCAACCAGGTCGGTTTGCGTATCGGTGAGAACGACGTTTCGCGTGGCCATGTCCGCCTCCATGCAGATCATTGGCAATATATGCCAATGCCTCCCTCATGTCGACCACCACCGTTCAGAACCGGGTTTCCACCCAGTTCGCCACGATCAGCCCCGGCACGGCCTCATGCGCCCGCGCGGCATCGCGGGCAAGGTCGAGCCGCTTCGGCAGCTTCACCTGCGGCACCAGCAGGAAGATCGGCACGGTTGCCACGCCGCGACCGGTTCTGGACCGCGAGGCCACCGCCCGTCCGCGCGCGTTCAGCCGTCCCTCTGCGATCAGCAGGCTGGGGCCTGCGCGCCGATACACGAAGCGCAGTCGCAGACCGCTTCGGCGTTCCCATTCGCCCGGTGTGATCCGACCACCGCGCGCGGACTTGCCCGCAGCGGGGGTCGGGATCGCCAGCCAGAACCCCGTTTTCGAGCGGATCAGCGGCCCTGTCTGATGCGCGCCGATGATGACGGGGGCCTTTGACCAGACCAACGCGGCTGCCTCCAGGCTTTCGCCGGACCGGGGGAAGGTCTGGTTGCGGATCGAGTTGGCGAGCCGTCGCCCGAGACCGGCTTGCACGATCTGTCCGCGCCACGCCGTCTTGAGCCCGGTCCCCGCCTCGCGCATGGCGGCGGTGACGGCTTTCTCGCCCGCCTTGATTTCCGCCGCCATCAGGACCGCCAGGTCGGGGGTGATGTCGAGTTTCAGTTTCAACGGGTGCGCGTCCTGATGATGTCACGCGGGCCTCAGATCGACGGTCCAGACGAGCCGCTCGCGGTCGCGTACCGGCTCGCCCTGAATGAGAAAGCCCTCGCCCTCGATCTCGATCCGATCACCGGGGCGCGGGGCTGGAACCTCGGCCACGCGCAGATCAATCCGCGTGGTGTCTGACCAGATGCGCGCCTCGCCAAAACCCGCTATCCGCGATATAGACGGCATCGCGGGCGATGCTGGGATCGGCGAAGAGATTGTCGATGGCGGCTGCGAAGACCGACATGCGCGTGCTCGTCAGTTCGAGCTGTGCAGGCGGATCGCGAGGCGCGGCCGCTTGTTGACCGGGAGGATCGAGGCCTCGGTCATGAGATCAATCCAGCGGCCCTTGGCGTCGATCATCTGGCGGGCATAGAGCGGCAGGCCGACGGTGTTGGCGGTTTCCAGCAGGTTGGCCGGGCCGCCATAGGTGGTGAAGGTGTCGAAGGTAC